CTTTATTCATTTTCCGTTCTATCCTGACAACGTGCGTGACCTTACGATCTATGGTTACACTTTCAAGGAAGGACGGAACAAATTTTTAGAGAAGAAAAAGCATAATTACTTCTACCCTGAATCAGTTGAGGATATATCGGACGACTTTAATAGCGCGGAATATGAGGATGAATGGGATAGGGAACGCGACAGGACAGAGGGTATATCGTCCGATTATAAAGACGCTTATAAGTTTGCCCGGATAATAGTGAAGGCAGACCTGGATAATGACCGCCGAACAGAGGTCTACAGCGTTATCTACTGGCCTGAAAAAGAAAGGATAATGCGTGTTGAGCGGTACAGGGTCCGCCGCAACATACCCTGCATAGTGCCGTTTAAGTTCATCGGTAGAGATGGCAGGCTCGCCGGTGTGTCTTTACTGAAAGACGGCAAGGATATGTTCGGTGAGATAAACGCCATGCACAGGCACAGGAGCAACAGGCGCAGATTAACCGATTCAGTTACCATTATAGCACCCAATAGCATGAAGGAAACATTGGGTGACATGTACGAATTTACCCCCGGCGGGTGTATGTATGTAAAAGACGACCTATTTGCGGCTGGACATATCCCCAGACAGTTCCAAATAGCCAATCTTGAAGGTAACTCGTCAGATAGGGACGAGGGCATGACAATACGCTTCCTGGAAGGGCTTATGGGGCCGTCTATGGGCATGAGCGGGCAGGAAAGCCCCAGCGATTCAAACGCACCAGGCAATAAGACCGCTATGCTGTTACAGCAAGCTAATTACAGAGTAGCGGACTACATAGACGAATGGAAACGCCCTATACCCGCATTAATGGCATTGCATACGGCTTTACTCTATCAGAACTCAAAATCAAAGATAGGCTTCCGCAATCTACACGGTGAAGAAGAAACGATTGATTCTTCTTTACTTGTGTCCGAGTTTGTTAAATGGGCGTTACATGCCAACGGTGTTAATATCTCACCAGAAGAAGAAATGGGTAAGATAGCCAGAATAGCGCAGAGTGCTATGGCATTTGGCGGTATACCGTTTAAGATCGACCCTAAGAACATGGTTAATATGTGGAATGATTTTGTCACGGCTTCAAGGGTATCAGGCTATGAGCGGTATATAATACGGATGCCTGAACAAGCCCCTAACGCTCCCCCCGCCCCCGGCCAGCCGGGACCCGTGCAACCGGGTGCCCCGCAAGAACAGCCTGCGCCGGGAGCCAATTTAGTAGAGCCGGTTAAATAAACAGTGAGAGGGATAAATGGTATCAAAACAAGTGAGTGACGAAATAAAGCGTTTACGCGGTAATATAGACGCTAAGAAAGCGCGGATAGCCAAACTACAGAGGATGGCTAAGTTAAACAAGAACGCCGACCTGATAAGCGAGTATGACTCCATAATAGAAACCGCTGATAGCACTATATGGACATTACTTGAAAGCAAAGAATACATGGACGCACACAAGGAACAGGTTATACTCCATGCTACGGCTAAAACAAGGCTGATGGCAAAGGGGCTAAAGGCCAGCTTATGTGATTCACAGAAGCAGATTGAATTATTCAACAATTCAATAGCGGACGATAACAAGAAGATAGCCGACTTGGAGAAAGGTAATAAGTCCAACAATGGAGGGATAGTATAATGAATAAGATATGGCAGTTACTTAGAGAAGGTGAACCGGGCGCAGAAGGTGCTGAAGAAGTTAAAACCGACCCGCCCGCTACTGAACAAGACCCGCCTGTTACTACTGAACCAACAGAAGCGGAAAAGGAACTGGCCGCTGTTAAGGCCGAGAATGAGCTGCTTAAAGCTGAAAAGGCTACACCCCCGGCACAACCGCAGGCGCAGGTAAGTTCAGCCACCCTTGAAAATTACTCCGAGGATCAATGGTCGCAGATAGAGGCCAAGACCGGTAAAGACAGGGCCACCATCATACGGGACTTTAAAGACTACGAGATGACCAACAGGCAGAACACTATCGACGCTAAAAATAACGTAACCGAAGCCTTACAGGACGAACTTGAAAAGAATCCCAAACTGCTCAAACTTAGAGGGACTATTAAGGAGTTCATGGCAGATGTTCCTATGGCTGACAGACTCGACCCCGCCAAACTAAAGCGGGCTATGGATAAAGCGATAATATACGCCAGAGGTAAACATATGACCAGCGAAACGCCTGCACCCGCAAACAAGCCTAAGCCTAACGCCGACCCCAACCCTGCTGGTGATGATGACGGTGCGCCCCAATTCAAAGAGGGTGAGATAAAAGACGATACCTATATCTCCAATACCGGCACCCGCATAAAGACCGGCAAGATAAGTAAAGAACTTTGGAAGAAGGTACAGCATACCACAAGAGATGCTAATTCAGTGTGTATACCTTCGGACTTTGACGAGAAGCCGAAGTTTAAATAAATGGCATTAAACGGAAAGCAACTACCCGAAAAACCTCTTTATCCTTCTCCTACTGCCGGAAATGGAAAGAAAGATTCTATTTCCGATAGTAGGGGTCAAGGACGCAAGAGCAACAAACTGTATTACAGATGCAAACAATGCGGGGCATGGAATAACATCAACACGACCGATAGCAGTGGCGGCAGTCAGAGCGGCAATGGCGGAAATTCCAAAGTAACCAAGACCGCCGGAACGGGTGTTACAGACCTGGTTTCAGATTCCTACGTTGACGGCGGAACTCAAACATCTTATCCGGGTACAGGGGACCAGACCGTAAAGCGAGGCTGCTGGCTTTGCGGGTCATTAAACTCGCGATAGGAAGAAAACTATTGACAACCTGACCTATATTTACTATAATCTGTTTAAGAAGTCCAAATAGTTTTACTCACCTAGTTAAATCCAACATAGACCATCCTGTAATCCACCTTCGAATCGCTTTAAAGCGGAGGTAGTTCCCATGCTTATTGTTAATAGTCGCGGGACAATGAAGTTCCCCATCGACGGGAAAGGTTCTGATATCCAGGCCGGTGCTATGCTCATGCCTGGTGTTACCACAGCCGGTTCCGGTGCTGATGACGGCGGGTGTGTAGTCATTGCCGATGAAACCGGCGCGGACGCTGTAGGCGTTCTTATCGCGCTACATGATTACAGCGTTGCCGGTGATTCAGATGTTTATACCGGAGCCGCAAACGTGATGGCCGAGGTTGACCCCTTCTATCCCGGTTGCCTTGTGGCCGTTGAATATGACCTGACTGACACTATGGCGATAGCGTCCATGCAGTCCACTACGGCGATTCGCGTTACCTCGATTCTAGCCGCCGCTTGCGGTGGTTGGGTGTACGCTTATTCCGGCACTGGAATAGGGCAGTTAATGTTCGTCATCTATAATGACGATACCGACCTGTTCATTAAATCCGCGCCCACTACGGCACTAGTAGCCGCAGACACCACACTTGTGCATATCCTGCCTATATTCTGGAAAACGCATAACCTTATCTCCACAATGGATAAGTTCGGCACTGACGCGGCGGCTGGCACGTTCTACGCCACCACGCTCCGCAACCAGATGAAGTACGACGGTCAGGAAGGCTGGATCGACCTCGACCCCGGCAAACATCACAACCTACAGTTGAACGGGCTTCACCCGGTGTTCCGCAGTATAGTTGTGCCGACTGATACGATATTCGATCCGTTGAGCTAAGTAAAAAAGGACAGGAGGATTAACATATGGCAGCTTTAACACAGGCGAACTACTCACATGTAGTTCAGAAAGACCTCTCCGAGGTATTCGCGGTTGAATACGGAGAGTTCCAGTCAATGATACCGGCCCTTTTCACCACTGAAACGCCGGACCAAGCGATTGTCTATGAGCAGTTGCTTGGCGGGTTAGGTTCGGTTCCCGTATTCGACGGTGAGATATACTACGATGAAGCGAAGCAGTCATACCGTAAGTCCACCGAAGAAGTACCCTATGCTATGGGTCTCAAAGTAACCGAGAAACTCCGCAGGAACGACCTCTACGGCGTTGTGCGAACCACTGTTGCCGAACTTGCCGACAGGTTCCGCGCAAAGCGCGAATCTCTGGCCGCTTCGATATTCAACGGGGCGTTCTCAACCACAACCGTTGCTGATACCCTGGCTCTCTGTTACTCCGCCCATACCTCCGATGTAGGCGGGTCTAACCAGGGTAACGCGGGTTCCAGCGTGTTCTCCCCGGCTAACGTGGAAGCTACGCGCAGGCTGATGATAAAGTTCAAGACCAACAGGGACAATATCACCACGCACTTCCCCGACATGCTGATAGTTCCTACCGAACTGGAAGAGCAGGCTATGACCCTTATTAAGTCAACTAAAGAGGTCAACACCGCCACCAACAACATCAACTTCCACCAGGGCAAGTACAAGCTGGCCGTGTGGCATAACTGGCTGTCCAGCGGGTCCACTTCGGCTACTGCGGACTGGTTCATGGTCAATTCAGGGCTTATGAAAAAGTACCTGAAATTCTACGACTGGAAAAACGTTGAGTTCTTCTACGCCGGTGAGATTGACACCATAACTTCCAAACACGCCGGGTATATGTCCTGCAACGTGAGTTCCGCGCAGTGGAACTGGATATATGGAATGAACATTGCTTAATAGCAATTCTCGCCCCCGTTGGATTCCAGCGGGGTACAACTAGGAGGGATACCATCATGGCAGTAAAACGCACAGGAAGGCCGGTAGGACGGCCCCCAAGGGTTCCGATAAGTCCTACAGAGGTTCAGACAAGGCAGGCCAAGATAAACGAACAGCGGGCCTATATAGAGAGCGTAAAGAGCGGCGGCAAGATAGGCGATAGCCAGTATTTAGAGGGCGATAAGAAAGATATTGATGTAAACGCCCTTGAAAAGCAGTTGGAGCGTGAAGAAAACGCTCTTAAATACCTGGCCCCGCAAGAGGGCACGACCTCTGAAAAAAGGCAGGCGCAGAAGGACTATGACGAAGCCGCCGAGTATATAAAAAAGAACGCCTTGTCAATGTCAGAGGTTGAGGCTTACCCTAACCCCAAGGATATTGAAAAGGACCATAAATACGGGAAGGCGGTAGAGAAGTCAATGGCGCAGGAAGTAGGCAACCCAAAGTTCACGGAAATGTGCAACCAGATGAAACGTGCCGCTTCTATACTTGATCCTGACGACCCGACGCTTAGAGACGTTAATAGGCACAGAGCAAGCTAACGGAGGACTTAAACAAATGAAAAAGATTGCATGGCTTTTGATGGCTGTTTTCCTGATACTTGGAATAGGCATAATGAGCGAACAGATCACCTTCGCTCGCGTTACTTCAAGTTC